CCATCTCCTCCTGGGTTGGGCTACAATACCCTTCCCATATTACGGCTGCGATACCGCAATCCATCGGTATTTCGGCTTGTACCTACCGCGGTACGTACTGGACACAAAATCGACCTCAAAAGAGGCGGTTAGGTGCGTCAGCGTCCCAGCCTTCGCCGAACTAGGCTCGTTGCGATATTGCAGAGATCCTCGATCGAGTCGTAAAGAAACGTCGGATATATCTCTATATCCTTCGCTATCTTCTTGACCTGGTCGACCTCGGATCTGTAACAATTCCACTGATCCTGGTTCAGTTCCGGTAGGACTTCCATCGTGTTCAGCTTCACTGTGAAGACGAATTGAGCTGGAAGCGTCTCGGATTTTCCACGCCTCGTGCGCCGATAAAGCGCCATTGGCATGGTCAATTCCATTTGACGAGTTCCAGTCATCTCGCTTTGCAAGTGAGGCAAAAACGCGGTTGAAGCAGGCAATTGGGTCTCCATCGATTATATCCTTTCTTTTAAGAGGGGTATAAATGGTTCTCTTTTGCTGCCATCCATGGAGCTGAGTATTGTACCTCAGTCCCGTGGTGAATAGGTAGCTAAAGAAGAACACTCCGTCTCCGTTTGCACGGCAACGGGGTATGGGTCTGCCCACAACTGAACTTACCATATCACGAACGACCTGGGCAACATGCCACTGGCCAGTCATGTATAACTGGTTAGCGGTTGCGGTCCAGGCCATCACGTGTTCTGGTAACCAATCTCGTGCTGCATCGGGTGCCAACTGACGGGCGTAGACAGGTTTAACGTCTACTCCGTCGTAGTAGTCAGCACCGCAAGACTCCCGAAATAGTGAATTTCGGAAAGACTTGTTGATGTTAACCTTTAGAGCATAGCTTTCAAGGTAACGCACGACAACGTCCGTATACTCTATGGGGACAATTAGATCGTCACCATAAATGTCTATCAGCGTACTGTATTTGCTGATCGACTTGTACGAAGGACGAATACCGTCAAGTTGGTGCATCGCACTTAGAATTAGTGTATAGAACACCATCGCTTCGACGGGAAAGCACATCGCGCTCCCCATTGATGCGAACTTCGTAAGTACGAGGTTCCGTCCATCGGGTAAAGTAGCGTGTAATGACCGGCAATCCTCTAAGTTCTCGAGGATCGGGGAATGACGGAACAAGCGTTGAACCAAGTGCAAATGCACGCGGTCTGACGCATCCTTCATATCCAACGTCGCAAGACGTCCGGTTATACTGCTACTGTACGCGAGCCTCTGATTAGGCCTCTGGTCCGAAAACCGGAGGGACTTCCTAGTCAGATTATCACTTTCGAGTTTCTCAACGACATAAGTCATGAGACCCTGTTGCATGAACTGCATATGGGAAGGCTCGATAGCAATGACTCGTGGTGCGGTCTGAGTCTTTGGTACAAATACTACTCTGACACCGGGTTCACCGGCGATGGAGCAGTACTCGATACCATTGTCTCTTTCCGTTCCTTCTTTGTGGCTAACTCCGCTTGCGAACCCATAGTTAGGGAAGCAGTGGAGGTCACTTGGGAAGGAATGCTCGGCCCTGTCGGTCCACTTGCGGATGCGATTTCTTTCGTTAGAAAGATAACGATCAGCAGTGACGCCAGGGCCATGGCGACAAACAAGACCATACGGATCAAAGTCTCGAAAGACTCTAGACCATAGGATCTTTGCGATGGAATCGAGGACATCGTCTGTCCTTTCTACCTCGTGCGTTCGTCGTCTAAGCTCACCTTCTACCGCCAGATATGACTCAATAGCTTGGGCCTCACGGTCCTCGCTACAAGCTATCTTAAGCTTCTTGAAGAAGCGACAGATTTGCCTAATGCTTCGAATAGCATTCGGGCATACGTCTGGCAGTAGCGTACCATCCATAGCAAACACCCGGTTGAAGAAACCCTTAAGAAAACAAGGGAGACTTCCATGCCTAGCAAAGTTGCTAGGACATGAGAACCGGCACTCTTCGAGTCCCCTTTCGAGGGCATCAGAGAGTAGAGGCATTGTTATCGTAAGAAACGATAACCCCTCGTGCTCGACTCGACGTGCTAACGTTTGCACATCGCGCTCTACGGACAAGCCTAGGTCCAGACCCTGCTGTTGCAGGATGGCCTTGGCGAGCATGGTCGGTCTTTTCACTGTAACCTCCATTTTAATTGAGGAAACAGGACCGTCTAAGCTTAGACTCCCAACAGTTGTCGGGAAGTATCTAAGTACTTACCCCCCAATAGTCCTCACGGACTATTATGAGTGGTCAGTACTCACCACCGAGCACCTTGTTGTAGTTGGCCGAAGTCAACCACGCCTTGAGTGCGTCGATGAGATACCCGATCTCAGTGTCCGAAAATACACCACTGCGAGGCTCGTCAACGACGAGATACACAGAGGTACCCGACTCGGCGTTAATAGCCGAAATCGGATCAGCCGCAATCTTAATTTGGCTGAGTCGGACTTCACGACGAAAACGCTTTGCAGTAGTATTCTGCTTAGTCGTCAACGTCACCTTTCCGTCCGCCGAGGTATACACATTCTGCGTCGGACCCACCTGGGTCTTAGCAAGAGAGGTTGCCACGGCATTAATAGTGACGGACTGAGGATCAGCAAGCATTAGAAGCTCCTTGTATTTTACGCAGTTACTAGCCCAGATGGGCGACGAACAGTGCTATAATCGAGACAAGCCTAATGCCCCGAGAATTGCTAACTGTGTGCCATTCAACGACTCATTGTTGAAGGCAAACTCGAAAGGACCTCCTTGAACCCGCGATTTATGAATACGCTGGTGATTGGAGGAGCCGCTGATGTTAACTGGCGTCCCGTTCTTCAGTCTGAACTCGCCACGAACTTGCGTTCGTGCGTTTCCAGACCGTGTTCTCATAACATAAAAATGAGAAGCAGCGAGACGATCGGCAATATCAACCGTGCAGTTGTCAACTACATAGCCAATATTCGTGAACCAGTCTAACAACCAGGACCAAGGCATCAAATTATAGATGGTGAGTGGATCGGCCTTAAAGCCAAAGAGCTCCCGAAGGAGCCTCTTTTTCCATTTCACATCCCTTGGTCCGCCTGGCAGAAAATACCGAAAGCGGGCACTAGCCCACACTCGGTCTTCAAACCAGGTGTCCGTTGTAAATTTAGGTTGACTCCGGTAGAAGTAGGTGCTCAAAACGGGAGTGAAACTCCCATATGATTCACCTTCTGTCCGGGTATGACCTGATTGGGTCTTTTCAAAGAGCTCAATATTACGACGGACGGGACGTCCATTGTCGCGAAGAAGCTGCTTCAGACGTTTTTCAATAAACCTCTGTGAGTAGTAAAGGTTTACTGCATCCTGCAGTAACGGTTTCCAGCCGAATTGGTAGGCTAGAGCTGAGGATCCTCCAGTTTGGAGGAAGTTCTCAAACCGCATCTTAAGCATCGAAGGTGCATCTTTGAGTTCCCCAAGGGAAACTCCTAGATCAAATTCGGGCTTAGTAGGCTTCATCTTCGCATAGGCTTCAGGACCCCAATCAGCCCCGGTGAGTTCACCGGTGACGACTGGAGCTGACGAACCCACAACTTGCAGACTACCATCATACGTATAGTTGATAGTAGTACCAAATCTGCCAGTGTGAATGCCTGTCACATCGATAATGTCATTTTGTATAGACACGTCTCGATACGAGAAGGCACCCCCGACATTTCTGTCTTTGGGGAAGTTCGGATAGCCATAATGCCCACGGTCCCCCGCACCCATATACTTATCATGTGATTCATCGAATCCATAATGAGTCTGGAACGGGACGCCAAAACGGTCAAGTACTTTTCCAAGTAAGATCGTGTTCTGGCGTACAAAAGACTTAGGCATGACAACTCCTAGTTTTCGAGTGGAGAATCCGTAGATCGTGGAGGAGGCCCTTTGGAAGGGGCCTCCTC